GTGCCTGAATAAGCGCGGACCAAAATAAAGTCGCCTTCTTTGCACCACGGACCATTTGGGAATCGGGTTTTGTCTTTAAAACAATCCGGACCCATCTTGGCTACAAACAAAACAACCGTACTGAACTCTTCAATTTTTTGCAGGCTGTCTGGTTTGAGTAGCCCGTTTTCAAACTTATCTTCAATCTCTGGAATAAAGCACAACATCCTATAACCCGAAGGTTCCGGCAGTTGCGTGGCTTTTTCTTCAGTCATCGTCAATCCTTTCTGCAAGGTCTTTAAGGATTTCGTTTGCAGTCAAAAGACCTTGAATCTGACCACAAACGTGTTTGTATTCATCAAATGACTTGATGCTTCCTTGCGAAAGCGTCTCTGATAAATACTTGACTTGCTTAAGTATTTCTAGCGAAACCGCTTCTACGAAGGTCATTCATTACCTCGTTGAATGTCTGCGGCTTTTTCTAAAAGCCGTGATTGGATTTGCGCCGATGCAATACGTTCCTGCGCGGCGATACGCTCACGTTCTCTTTCATCTTTGCTTTGTTCAGCCTGAGCGCGAAGCTGAAGGTCTGCTTGAGTCTTCTGCTGTTTAAGCTGCAACTCACCCTGCTTAATCTGTAACTCCATCTGTTGTTGTTGAACGATGGGGTCTTGCATTTGTTGCTGGGCCTGTTGCTGTTGAAATTGCGCCATGTGTTTCTGGAGTAATTGCTGCGATGCAGCAGCCACCAGACGCGACAATTCCACCTCCATACTTTCCGGTAGAGACTCTCCCGGCGGGGGTAGGGGAACCCCGATGGTTTCTTCCATCTGCCGACGGTACTGAAACCCTAGATGCTCGTTGATATGCGCCATCATGGCGCCAAACATGGCTTGTGCTTGCGGGTTTTGTCCTAGTGCAGCCCTTAACATGGGGTCTTGCATGGCAGACATATGGACCGTGATATGTGCTTCATGGTCCTGATAAACAAAAGCCTTGACCGGTTTCATATTCAGCACGGCCATGTTCTCTGAAATAGGATCTTGCGGCTTTTCTTCCTTCGCCGCAGGGATAATATCCCCTACATCTTTGATCCCTATGACATCTAACATCCTTGCGTGGAGTTTTGGCATGTCATAGATCTGAGGCGCCTGAGAAGCTAGTTGTAAAACAGCCTGATACTGGACGATCCGTTGCGCCATCGTTGTAGCGTTGGGGTCTGACACGGGGATAACGTCCACCATGTCGTAGTCAGCCTGTTTAATCATCCTCCCGTAGGGAGAATCCACGTCATAGTTGTACTCTTCCGGCGCGTAATCCCGAATAATCGCAGCCAAAAGCTTAAATTCTTGGCGCATGGAGTAATGAAGTCGCGCCTGAACAGCAGACATGACCTTTAACGTCCTTTCTAGGACCGCTAAGGTCGTTCCGACCGGGGTATTCGCCGATAAATCAGAGATTTGCATGTCTGCCGTGGCGGCAAACCGTCTTCCTTCCTGAACAATTGTCTGTAACAGGGTGTAAAGAACCTGACTTGGCTCTTTGTAAGGTAAAGGAAGGATGTTGTCCTTGATTGCTCCGCTTGGAACGTCTACATCCCGGAACTCTCCCGGGGAAATTGGCGTGTCATCACCTTTAACACGGAGTCCTCGGGTCTTTAAACCACCCGGAAGGTTGCTTAACGTACCCGCATCGACCAATTGTCTGATCAAAGAGGTACCCGATTTAGCAAAAGCACCTACCAGATGGATCAAACCAAAGCCATAAAAGCCAAAACCGGGGACGTAGATGTAGTGAACGAAGTGTTGGCGCTTTAATTTGAGTGGATCTTCCTCGTAATAGTTGCGCCGTATAGCCAAAATGGTGTTGGATTGCTTTTCAATGGTGACCACATAAGGCAAAGCAATGCCTGTTGGCTCACCGTCTTTGTCTTTATCCTCATATCCCGGCAAGTCTAGGTCACAATGCACCTCCAATATCTTGTATCGGTGGTCCATCGTGGCCGTCATACCCATCTCTTCGGCCTTTTTCTTCTCAATATCGTCTAAAACATTCTGTGGTTCGGGTAGGTCTACGTCCCTATATAGCCCCGATGCCTGTAATTTCTTGACGTCGTTTTCAGTTTTACGCATGATATGCGTAACTCTGGGGGCGTTTTCCAAAGAGGAAACGCCATAAGGCACGATAATGTCTTCAGCCGGGACAAAGACCGCCACTTGTCTTCCTAGCGCCGGATCAAAATAAATCTTTTTAAAAGCAGATCCCGCCAAAGCCAATGACCATAACAATTTTTCATGCTCGGGTCTGTATTCCGGCATCTGTTCTGTCAAACGCCAGTTCATATCCTCTGCGACCCTATCCGCAGCAGATGTTTTCTCTGCGGTTATCTTTCCTACGATCTGCGTCTTAACCGGACCTGCGGAAGGAAACTGTTCCATGATGGATTCAGACTGAAACCTAACCGCCGCTTCAGAAAGAATAGGATAAAACACACCACAAGCCCCGGGCCATGGTTCAGTTCTTTCCTCATACTTAAGTCCTAAAAGACTTAAACCATCAACATAAGCCCTGATCCATTCTTTTCTTGCAGATTCATCTTCATCAATATCGCGGGTTAAGTCTGAGGCTATGGACTGAAGTTCTCTGTCATCCATAAACTCCGCAAGATTTGAATCAAAATCTTCAGTGTCTTCATCTTTTTCAATCGTCAAGGCAAAGTCTTCTGACTCAATCGTTACTGATTCAGGGTCTTCAATCTCAATTGAAATGCTTTCCATAATCCCCGCCGGGGGTTGGTATAAGGCTTTGTCCATCATCAGTAATACCCAACCTTTCTTCTAAAATAGACGGGTTCATCAGGCTCATCAGATTGAAGGCGCACAAAACCGCCTTTCCTAAATCTAATAAGCGCCTGAGTTGTTGAGTCGGTCAAGTCATCGTTATCCGAATACGGAAATCCCGCAATCTCTTCAATCACTTCATCAGCCCAGCGTTTTCTTGGCGCCCAGACTTTTCCAGACGAAAACAAATCCGAGACAGCGTTTACACGCACCACTTTATCATTACCCCGGGAAGGTGTGAACTCTTGGACTGGTATGCCCATCTGTCTTAATTCATAAATCAACGGCGCACCAGCAGCTTTAGCTTCCACCACAAACGCATCCGGTTCCCAGTCTTTGTACATCTCAAATGCTTTTCTTTTTAATTCCGGGAACTCCATGCGTTCTTTGAACGCATCTAGGAGAATGACATGAGCATCCGGTCCCTCATCAGGATGAAATACGCCCCATGTCGTACAAGCCGAATAGTCAGACCGATTATTCTTTGTAAAAGCCGTATCCCATGACTGGATCATAAATTCACAAGGCGGTGGCCTATCACTTTCCCATCGGCGCCACCATTCTCTTTTAATAATCGCGCCTTCTTCTGATGTGGGTTTTTGTTGATACTGGGCGTTCCACTTTGGGAGAGGTAGTTCAGCTTTTAAAGCCTCTAGTTCTTCTATAGGCCAGAACTCAGGCCATAACGGGTTACCAGAAGGAAGTAGCGCCGGAAGTTCAATCACTTCCCACTCATTGACTTTCTCATCCTCAACCGAGCTTTTTAAAATGCGCCCGGTCAAATCCTTGGTTGACCACCTCGTCATGACAATGACGATAGATCCCCCGGGTTGCAGACGTTGCCTCGGCCCCGATGTGTACCACTCGTAGACCGAATCAAAGATCGTGGGATCGGTCATGGCTAACTTAGCCTCTTGTTCCGAATGCGGATCGTCAATAATTAATAAATCCGCGCCCTTACCTGTTACTGCACCGCCCACACCAATCGCAAAATACTCTCCGCCCTTATTAGTACTCCAGCGACCCGCAGCTTTGCTATCAGCCTGTAGCCCCACATCAGGGAATACATCCTTATAGACATCCGACCCAACAAGGTTTCTAACCTTCCTTCCAAATCCAACCGCCAATTCGGCGGTGTGAGAAGTCTGGATCACTTTCTTTTCTGGATATTTACCCAAGAACCAACTGGGCAGCAAAAAACTTGCAAACTCACTTTTTGTATGCCGAGGAGGAAGG